TTAGCATTCACTCAATGCAAATCCGAAGTCGTCACTGGACACTTGAGCGGCTTCGTTAAGCCGCTGGCGCAGCGCAGCCGTTAGCTGCCTCTCCACCTCCCATGGATCAGATAGAGCAGCAAGCTGTGGCGCCAATTGAGGCGACAGGCTCATCAGTGAATGATTGAGCGCACGTGCCGTTTCAAAAGCAGCTTTTTGCACAAAGCTGATTTCCACCAGTTCGCCCTGCGCTTTGCGGAACTCCATCTCTGCCATCCGCGCCAGGTAATGCTCGCGATGCGCTCGTGCTTTCTGAAAGTCCGGGGTCTGCCCTTGCGCGGGATCAACGGGCGGGGGCGCAGCCATGTTAGTCGACTCGGATTGTGCAGCGACGTGGCTGTACACATCACGTTGAAGCCGCTGTTGTTGGTGGCGAGCAGCGACGGCAGCCTTGCTCGGGTCAGCGGTATCGCGGATCAATGCTTCGGTGGCCAGAACGTCGACCTGCTTGCCATTGGGAGACAGGACCAGTCGACCATTTTCCTTCAGCCAGGTGATGTAACTCGGCGACCGTCCGATGTGCGCAGCAAAGGCGCTCTTTGACAGGTACGTAGCTGTGCTCATAAGCCCTCCTTTTCAGCGGCTTTTCAATTAATCCTTTCAAGATTTCAGTGGATTGAAATTTCAGTAAGCTGGCGGGTCTCCCACTAACACGATCCCGCGGGTTTCCGACCCCGTACCCTTCGAAAGTCCCCAGGGTCCCCGGCGGTTTTGTGCCCGGTCCGGCTGGTCGAGCCGGCATCCGAGTGCCATGCTCTGCCCCCATTCCCTTGGAAAGACGGACATCCCTACAAAGGTTTCAGCTAGAGAGAATCCGCGAGTTCGATAACCCGTGTAAGGGGCGGCCCTCTGGGAGGACCCGTAAAAATCGGCGCCCCGCGCGGCCTGCCCAGCTCATGCTTTCGGCTCGGCCTCGTTGAGGTCAAGCCGCTTGGCGACCCAGCGCTCGTACAAGCCGATGGCGACATCCGCGCCGGCCATCGCGGTCAGGCAACCCAGAGCACCCGCTGTCCAGATCGACAAGCCCGCGCCAAACAGCAACATCATCGCTGACACGCCGCACACGATGCAGGCACCGGACCGAAGTGCGAGGCGGCGCAGTAACGCCCAGCCTCGTGCCCCATCCTTGTCGGCGCGCCACATCTCGCCAGACACGCCGCCAACCAATGACAGGGCAATCACCAACCAGATCGGCATCTCTGCCAGTGCCTGCTGCTCGTTCGTCATTGCCCTGCCCCTTAAACAAAAAGACCCGGCGCAATGGCCGGGTCAGGTGGTGGATGGCCTGCCGCGCTTTGCGGTCGCACCCATCGAAGATGGCCCCTTTTTACAGGTCGATTCTGGTGGCAGCAAGACCGTTTTAATGCCATCCGGTGAATGTGTGGCTTACGTCCGGTGAACGGCTGGCGAATGTCGGTGAATATCTATCCCGGCTGTCTTTTGCTTTTCTGGCGTCCCATGCGTCCCACCTCTCTAAAACTAGGTGGGACGTCCGAAAGCCCCGTAGATTGGGGCTTTGCCCCACCGTCCTACTTTTATCTCTCTTTTCTCGTGTATAGAAAGAATATTTAAAAACACGCGTGCGCGTGAACACGCGCATTGATGCCCGCTACGCACACACGGGCGGGAGGTCTGAAAAAGGTGGGACGGTGGGACAGCCCAACAACGACGGGGCCTGCGCCCGTCCCACCACCGCAAAAAACAGTGGGACGGAGGCAGGCCAGTGGGACGGCGTGAGCCAGAGTAATGCCCACGATCAAGCCGCTTCCCCCAGGAGGAAGTGCTCGACCACGATGTGAGCGTCATGCAGGCGCTGGTAGTAGAGGTTGCGTGTGCAGCCACTCTCAGCCAGACGCGCAGTCAGAGGCGCATCAGGCTGGAAGTAATGCACCTGCACAACTGTCATCAACTCGGGATCAAGGCGTTTCTTGACGATGCGCTCGATGTCCAGTGAGGCTTCCAGCGGTACCCTGCTCCCGCGCCTGCCGCGCACAAGCTGGCCACCGCTTTCCATCATCATGGCGACCATGTTGCCGCCCGAGTAACCGGCGGCGACCTCATCGCTGTGCAGCTCCTGCGCCCATTGCTTGAGGGCCATATCGATTGCCTTAATCATCGAAGCACGGCTCCTCGAACTCAGGTTGTTCCAGCGCAGGCGCCCTGCCCCAACCCTCCGGTTTCTTGTACGCCCATGGCCGCTGGCCGCTCTTGCTCAAGGCGCCCAAACGGAACCGTCGCCAGCCCAGTCGATGCAGGATCGCTCCCACACGCATCTGCTCCGGTTTACCCCAATGACTGGGATCGAGCTTGAGCGCCTGACTCATCACCTCACTGCCGGTGGTGGTCTCGCCGATCTGCGACTCTTCCAGCCATGTCAGGATGGGCGTTTCCCATTCGTCCACCACAAAGCGTTCGTCCTGTTCCTCGCTGAACATCGGCGCTTCCTCTCGCGTTACCCACCAGAGGTCGCCGGCCTCGAAGCAGAACATCGCTTCGGCCCACAACTGGTCGCGAATCTCGCGCAGCAACGCCACGTCGACCTTGGTACAGGCCACCGGCCAATAACGACGGTTGCCGGTGGCGTCCTTGAGGTACTCGTCCTGGTTGGTGGTACCGACGAAGACACACTGGCGTGGCACGTCCAACGTTCTGCGGCCATAGCTTTCGCGGTAGGTGTCGGTGGACGCCGAGAAGAACTGCTTGGCCTTGGTGCTCTCGGCCTTGTTGAAGCTGTCCAGCTCGCCGAGCTCGACGATCCACTTGCCGCGGATCGCCTGAAAGCCGTCCTTGTCGCCCAGGGCAAACGGTGTGTCCATGAACCACTCACCGCCGAGCACACTCATAGCGGTCGACTTACCGGCGCCTTGTACGCCTTCGAGGATCATCACCGAGTCGGCCTTGCAGCCGGGCTTCATCACCCGCGCTACGGCCGAGATCATCCAGCGCTTGCCAACCTTGGACGTGTAGTCGGTTGCCTTGACACCCATGACATCCGTCAACCAACGCTCCAGGCGCGGCACGCGATCCCATTCCAGCTTTTTCAGGTACTCGCGCACTGGGTGAAAGGCGTGGTCATGGGCCACGACGCTGACGGCCTCGATCACGTGCGACGACTTCACGCGCAGGTTGTACTGCTGCGCGAGCCACTTCATCACTCGCACGTCATCGATGTCGGCCCATTCGCCGGTACCACCGCCATAAGGAGCGGCCCGAAGTTTGACGATCTTCGAGCTGAAAGCGCAGTAGCTGATCACCCCGGCCCAGCGTTCGTCGTGAGCGAGGATCAATTCGACGTTTTGCATGTGCGCAATCAGGGCGCCGCTCTCGCTGCGGGCGAGTTGATCTTTCCAGCCACCAGCCGCCGGTGGACGGACCACGGCCAGCACCTGACGGCGAACCGCGTCGAGGCCTTCGGCGACGTGCAGGTCGTTGAAGTCGGTCCACTTGTCGTGACGCTCAATCGAGAAGATAGGCGAGACAACTTGGGCACCGACGATCAACGCGGCGTTGCTCGCCTTCTCCTCACCTGGATTCCAGGCATCGCCGTTGGGCTTGGTGGTCTTCCAGTCGTCGTCGCGGCAGATGATCAGCGGGCAGCCGGCGAAGCGTTCGCGCATGACCTTGCACACGGCGAGCAAGTTACCGGCATCAAAGGCCACGGCCACAGCGAGCGACGTCGCCATGTGCAGGCTGGCGCCCGTGGCGTAGCCCTCACAAACCAGCACCGGTTCACCCGGCTCCGGGTGCGGACCGAGCAGGTGAAAGGTGCCCTCCTTCGCCATGCCGTAAGGCCAGTAGGATTTGTCGCGGCCGGTGTCTTCCTGCTTGTTCGGGAAGATCACCTGCAGGCCCATGATTTGATCACGAGCGTTCTTCATCGGCACCAGTACCGCACCGGTGCGCGGCGCGTAACGCACGTTGATGCCAACAATCTGCTTGCGGTCCAGGTAGTCGCTGCGGCCTGTGGTCGGCATACGCTCAAACAAACCCTGCGCCCTTTTCGCGGCCCGCCGCGCAGCGTTACTCGCGATTTCGGCGGCGCGGCGTTTGGCCTCCTCCTGGCGGGCGCGCATCACTTCGCGCTCCTCCGGCGACATGCGTCCAGCCTTGACCTTGATCTTCTGCGTCTCGCCCGAACGCCAGTCACCGAAGGCGCCGAAGATCAGCGTGTCGCCCTTCTCCGTGCGCTGCTCGTGGACCACATACCAGCCGTTCTTTTCCTTGCCCTTGTCCTGCGAAGTCTTGCAGCGGGTCAGTTTGCCGAACACCAGCGGTTGCGCTGGCTCCAGACCGTAATCGGCGAATTGCCCCAATACCTCATCGAGCATGCTGAATCCCCCGCTCAGAGAGGGACTGGCAACTAATGCACTGCGAGCAGCCCGGTTGGGCCAAGCGCCGGGCTTCTGGAATCGGGTCGTCACAGGCTTCACAGAACAGCAAAGAATGAGCAGCGCTCTCTGCTTTGGCAGCGCTGCGCGCGGCCATGGCTTGATCGATACGTTCCTGCACCAGATCATTGGCGAAATCGGCGATGTCAGCCACGGTCAGCACCTCGCGTCGTCTGGTTGACGTAGGTGGCGCGGTTGAACAAACCCAGCAGCCCTTGAATGCCCCGGAACACCTGCAGGCGAATCGCAGCGAGTTCCTGATCAGTCACCACACCATCGCCGATGCTCTTGGCCCACGTCTCGGCCAGATCAGCGACCTGGCGGAAGTATTCGGCGATACCCGTGGTGAGAGTTTCAGGCATATCGTTGGTGTAGGTGTCTGCCAGCTCCTGCCAGACCGTGTCACCGACCAGTGCATGCACCGCATCGAGAATGCGGCGATCCTTGGTCAGTTCGAGGATCTCGCCGAATTCCTGAATGTTGATGGAGTGGCTTGGGTGGGTCGGCGACAGTTTGTGCTGCAGCGTGGTCGGGTTGCGGCCCGTCGTAGCGGCAATGGCAGCAGCGCCGCCTGGGTAATCGCGAGCGGCGTGATACAGCGCTAAATCGAGCGGCAGGATTTCCCGCTGCGCCCGTTCCAGAGAACTCAGAGCGATACGGCTCATGGCATTAATCCTAAAAGTTGCCAGTGCCGCGCGACAGAAGTTGGTGATACATTTGCCGCGTGGTCTGGAGAGGCCCAAAGCCGGCTAGGTTCGTAAGACCAACACCGGCACCGTGCCGGGGCGGACAATCCGTTGTTCACCCCTGGCGCAACAGCTGCCAGCTCTGTGGTAAGAACGGCAGCAACACCAAGGCTTCCGAGCCTTGGAAACGCGATGAAAGTCGGCGGCATGTGGTGTGCTCGCCTTCTGACATCGCGACCCGATAGCATTGTGGTGATGCTATCGGGAGGAACTGGGCGACCCTAGGGTCGCCTTTTTTCTATGCAGCTTGTATTTCAGCGTCGGATTCAGCTGGGAATATCTCGGGTAAATCCGGCCTAAGCTGATGAGGTAGCAGCGCTCCAGAAAGTGCTTTCGATAGATGTCGAACCTGTGCGACTGGAATACCTCGCCGACGCCAATTGAAGAATCTCTGAGGGCTGATTTTGCACTCTCGCGAAAGCTGGGAAGGGCTTTTGCCGGAGGCCTCAGCAACCTGCAGTACTAAATCGAATATCTGAGCAGGTGTACTCATGACGTTATCCATACCAAACAAATTGAGCGGCAAGACCAAACAATACGTTTGTTATCATCTGAATGCAAGCGCTGTAACATTCTGTTTATGAGTAAACAAACGCAAAACCTCAAAGGCCAACGCTTCCGTGAAGCGCTCGAAGACTCCGGATTGACGGGGGCTCAACTCGCTCGAATTCTCGATCTCGAGAACGACCAGAACATCACGAACTGGAAAGCTAGGGGCGTGCCCGCGTATATGGTCGGCGAAGTTGCGCTGACGCTCGTCGTGGAGCGCGAGTGGCTAGAAGGGAAAGATGTACCAATGCGGACCAAGAGCACTGAGCGAAACCCATTACGCTCGGCTGCTAACGATTCGCCGCTTTACGTGCTGGAGCCAATGGCTCCTTGGGACTCAGAAACACCAATAGACAATGACGAGGTGGAGCTAAGGTTGTACAAGGAAGTGGAGTTATCATCTGGACCTGGAAAGGTTGCGCGTACAGAGGTTCAGGAGATCGCTGGGCCGAAGCTTCGCTTTTCACGAGCTACGATGAGGACTTGCGGAGTAGATCCCTCAAACGCTGTATTTGCCACCAACAGCGGGAACAGTAATCACCCACTGATTCTTTCGGGAGCGACAGTCGGCATTGATACGGGAATGACACGAATCGTTGACGGCGAAATGTACGCAATCGACCACGACGGGCATTTTCGGATTAAATTTCTTCAACGTACTGCCAACGGCATCAAGATGAGGAGCTTCAATTCACAGGAATACGCTGACGAAGACTATGATTTCGATCAGATCATGGCTCAGCGGGTGGTAATTCTTGGCCGCATATTTTGGTGGTCCTCAATACGTCCCTTGAAAGGCCCCTCTCTGATCTGACACCAAACAAAATGTGTTGACCAAAAAGCAAACAGATTGTTTACTTGCCTCACTCTCCAACCACAGTGAGGCATCACCATGCGCGCCACCGCATCCCTACATGTCCATCCTGCATGCGTCAGCAATCGCAAACTGATCGAACAGCTGCAGCTCGCCACAGGCTGTCTGGTCGTCATTCATAACAGCAAACCAAAGCTTGTCGCCAAGTCCTGCCAGCCCTCTCCCATCGATCCGAATGGTGGGGGGCACGCGGCATGATCAAGTACAAGATCGACAACCGCACCCTGCAGTTGCTTAACGCCCAGGTCAACCTGACCGAGACCTTCAACCACGTCCTGCGCACAGCACCGAAGCGTGAATGCCTGGCATTCCGTCTCAAGGCTGAGCGCGGCGCAGTGGAAAGCACTTTTGTCGTGGAGCTGGGCAGCGAACGCCACACGCTGACCCTGCAGAACGACAAGAAGATGCACCTCAAACTGGCTGACTTCATCGAAGAGATTGCCAACGGTCCGTTCGACGCGAACAACTCCAGCGACCTGGTGCATCTCCCGCATGCCGATCGTCAATACGGCCGTTTTGAAGTCCAGGACAAACAGCGCGTGTTCGAACTGGTGCACACCGGCGGTGTGCTGAGGCTCGACATGGGTTTCGAGCTTCCCCTGCATGTGGCGCTGCATCGCACCCATTCGCGCCGCGGCGTCACCGCCATCTTGAGCATCGGCAACAAGAGCCCGCATACGCGCTGCTTCACCTTGTACGACTCCGATGCCGAGATCTACGCAAAGCTCACTGAGTCCATCAACCATCTTGCTGCAGCAGCCACTCCAGCTGCGCACGCTGCATAGGAGGACGCCATGGAACGCACCCTCGCCCAAGCAGCCGCTCAACTCGGCCTCACTCGCCCCAAACTGATCACTCTCATGCGGGAAAAAGGTTTGCTCAAGGGAAACTTGCCGGCGGACCCGAAGCGCGACAAAGCGTACCTGCGGGTCAAGGACAGTCCCTGGTATGACGAGAAGCACGGAATGCAGTACAGCCAGTCGACTCGGGTGAAGCAGGCCGGTATCCGCTGGCTGGCCGAGCAGTTGGACATCGATCTTCCTGCCATCCCGGCAGATCGCAGTGACGTGGCCTAGGGAGTACGCCCGCCAGATCGTTGCCATGCGCACACGCGAGGAGCGCAACGCCGCGCTCCTCGAAGTGCCCGAACATCTGCGCGAGCTGACCAGACGCCACTGCCTGAACGCCTGGAACCACCCGGCACGACAACAACGCAAGGAGGCTCGACAAGCCCATGAGTAACGCTGCACAGAATCCGCTTCGCCTGCATCCGGCGCCCGAATCGGCCACCGTCGAACTGCTGTATCGAATCTTCGGCGACGTCCTGATCCCGCTGGAAAAAGTCCGCGAGCAGTACTTTCGCAATCTCAACGAGCAATCGTTCGTGACGGAGATCAACAGCGGCCGCATCCAGCTTCCCATAACCACGCTGGACACCAGCCGCAAGGCCCTCAAATACGCCCACATCCGGCACGTCGCCTCGCTGATCGATATCCGCGCCTACAAAGCCGACGAGAGCATGCAACGCCAACAGGGCGAACCCATACAAGCAGAAGCGAATTTAGAAAGGAATAAACATGGAAATTCATAGCGAAACTCTTGCCGAGGACGAGCTGGTCGCAATCACCGGATATCAACGACCTTCATTGCAACTGGACTGGCTCAATCGAAATGGCTGGAAATACGTACTTACAGGTGCAAGACGACCCGTTGTTGGTCGCGTGTACGCCCGAATGAAACTGTCCGGTGTGAAGCCTTCATCTGACAATATTGCGGCTGAAGCCTGGTCGCTAGATCTTTCACGCGTGGGGTGAAAAAATGCGACCAAGAAAGGCTGCAAATCGGGATCTGCCACCTCGAATGATCAGGCGGGTTAGGTCAATGAAAAACGGCTCAGAGTGGGTCGGGTACTACTACGACGGGAGAGATGATCAGGGGAAGAGGAAGGAAATTCCGCTGGGTGGCGACTTGGATGTCGCCAAGGCGGAATGGGCGAAACTCGATTGCAAGCCAATTCCGCAAAAGAACACCCTTCTGGGGAAAGTTTTCGACCGATACGAAGCCGAGATCATTCCGGCGAAAAAACCTAGAACCCAAAAGGACAACTTGCTTTCACTGACGCAACTCAGGAAAGCATTCAGTGAAGCACCCATCAATGCGGTGACACCACAGGTGATAGCCCAGTACCGCGACAAACGGACCGGGAAGGTTCGGGCGAATCGCGAGATCTCGCTGCTCTCGCACATCTATAACATTGCCAGGGAATGGGGTATCACTGACAAGGAGAACCCAGCCTCCGGTGTGCGCAAGAACAAAGAGACACCACGTGACTTTTACGCTGATGCCACGATCTGGAATGCCGTCTACGGTGTTGCCGTGCCAGAACTCAAAGACGCCATGGACCTGGCCTATCTTACGGGCCAACGCCCTGCTGATGTCCTATCCATGCGCGCTACGGATATCACCGACAGCTTTCTGCAGGTTGCCCAGGGCAAGACCTCGAAAAAGCTCCGCATCCGGCTCGATGCCGGCGAGATCATTAACGGTTTGGGTGAGCTGATAGAAAAGCTGCTCGCGCAGCGGAAGGCGCGCGCAGTGCGAAACCCGTACTTGATCATTACGGAGGATGGTCGCCGCGTGACCGCGCCAATGCTTCGCCTACGGTTCGACGATGCACGCAATGTTGCTATCGCGAAAGCTCTAGAGGACGGAGATGCGCAACTCGCTTCAAGCATCCGACAGTTCCAGTTCAGGGATATCCGTCCGAAGGCAGCCAGTGAGATTGACGATCTTGGTCACGCCAGCCGACTGCTTGGGCATACCGATAAACGCATAACAGAAACAGTTTATCGACGCGTCGGCGAGATCGTGAAACCCACACGATGA